GTCGGCAAGGCGGGTTATCGCTCGGCTGCTGGAATTTCCTCTGGAACCGCAGACCCAACCGGTGGGAATGACGGCGACATCTACTTCAAGATCATGCTCTAGGAGGCGTCATGGTTGACTATGACTTCTCCTCAGGCGAAGGAACTCTACGAATCCGAGATCTCGGAACCGTTGTTGAGTTCTGGGTTCAGGCCGGATATACCAACTTCAACTGGGATCCCCTGAAGTTCAGCTTCACCGCGAACGGCCACACCTACTACGAAGACATCGACTACAACACGGGTTCGCCCTGGGTCAAAGTCGGATCGGTCTCGGTAACGTCTTCGCAGACGGTTACCTTTCGGCTTCTCACGGCAACGGGCACAAGCAGTCTTGCTGGTCCCACAACCGTAAGTAGGTATCTCGATCGAGCAACCGTCCCCGATCCACCTACGGCGCCAACGTTCTCTGGACTTTGGTCGACATACGTCACTGTTTCGTTCAACGATGGTGACAACGGCGGTATCGCGATCGACACAAGACGAATTGGTTACGGAACCAGTTCGTCGGCACCACAGCAATACATCACATCGGATCGTTCAACAAAGATCACGGGTCTCACACCGAACAAGGTGTACTACTTCTGGGCTCAGACGCATAACAGTAAAGGCTGGAGTGCACTTTCTGCTCGTCGAAGTATCGAGACCCTATCGGTTCCTCCTGCGCCGAGTAAGCCGATGATCTCTGCGGTAACGCAGACATCTGCACACGTCGAGTTCACGGTTCCCACCGACACAGGTGGGACGCCGATTACATCGATGGAACTCGCATACAACACCGTCAACTCTGTGACCGGTGCGACGATTCAGACTGTCGGAAAGATATCTAACGTCAACAATCTTCATCCTGGGAATACCTACTATTTCTGGGCTCGAAGTAAGAACGCGATTGGATATGGCCCGTGGTCTATCGTCGCTTCCGCTAAAACTCTAGCGGGTGCCAAGATCAAGGTAGGTCTGGTATACAAGGACGCAGTTCCATATGTCAAAGATTCCGGAGTTTGGAAAGTGGCTACTCCTTGGGGGCGCCAAGGCGGAATCTGGAAACGGTCCATTGGTAGTTAGAAAGGAGGTTTACCATGATTCGATGGTTTCATCGTAGTACGAAGCGCCACTTTCTTCGATGGTTCTTGCTGATCGCAGAACCCCGTGTAATTCGTCTCTTGCAGTTTGGTATATACATCTGCATGATCATCGCAGGAGCTGGAGTGTTGGCTCACCCACCGTCAAGGTTCCAGTTCGTTCTTGGTTTGACACTCGTCTACGTGTTCGGGACGTTCATATTCATAGGAGCGATCTTAGGGAGCATCTCGGTTCTGCCGGGAATATGGTGGCTTGAAAGAGTCGGCCTAATAGCTCTGATCACGGGCATGTCCATCTATTCGGTAGCAATCATCGCACTCGGGGCTTCTCCCATGGGTATTGTGGTTGCTATCGCATTTGCGCTTACATTCGCGCAAAGATGGCAAGAAATCAAGGGCGCTCAGTTAGCTCCTCGGGAGGGATGAATCCAATGGATCCACAACTCCTCGCGACCATTCTTGGGGCAGGCGGTGGGGGCGCGGTGTTGTTGGCCTTGGTGAACGGCATTATCAAATGGCTGTCAGGGTCCTCTCACAGAGAGCGAGAGAGAAACACAGATCTCGCTTCGCAAAGAACTCTCGCAATCGAGGAACGCGAACAAGCGTTAAAGGAAAGGGACGAAGCGGACAAAAAGCGCAGAGAGGCAGAAGAGCACGTCGCCATTCTGCAGCGTCAGCTACTCCTTTCTGGCCAGTGGCCACTTCCTCGCGACCCCAATCAAATGACACCCGTGGACAGACCTGTCCGACCAAATCCTGAGGATTATAAATGAGTGAGAACGAACAGTACGTCGCGCAACACGCTGCTGAGCCCAAGCCGCTTCTCAGCAATGACATGTACGACCGGCTCAAGGCCTTCACCACGATGGTTATGCCGGCCCTTGGGGCTCTGTATTTCGGTCTGGCCAAGATCTGGGGGTTGCCGAAGGGCGAAGAGGTCGTGGGTTCGCTCGCGATCATCGCAACCTTCCTCGGTGTTCTCCTTCTCTGGTCGACTCGTCGCTACAACATGAGCGACGATCGTTTCGACGGCGAGATCAACATCACCGAGCATGAGAACGGACTCAAGACGGGGGCGATCAATCTCAAGAACTACGAGAACCCCGCCGACATCGTGCAGCAGGATCAGGTCGTCTTCAAGGTGAACAAGCAGTAAGGACGCCTTCGCAGGGAAAACATGTCTCTTAATGAGACCACCCCCTACAAAAGGAGAACGTATGTTCACCCAGAAGTCACCGTCCGAACCGACTGGCCTACAGCTCGTGATCGACGCGCTCGAAGCTCGCCTACAGAAGGCTCAGCCCGACACCGACGAATACCCCAAAATGGTGGAGCAACTCGGCAAGCTCTATAAGCTCAAGGAATCCGATTCCCCAAAGCGACTGAGCCCCGACGTTGCTCTCACCGTGGCGGGCAACATCGCCGGCATCCTGCTGATCCTCCAGTACGAGCGCGCGCACGTCATCACCTCCAAGGCCCTCAGTTTCGTACTGAAGCTTCGGTGAACTGCCCGACCAACTAGCGGCAGTCCCAAGACACGGAAGGCGTGTAAGACCAACCCTCTTACACGCCTTCTGTGTTTTTCGGGCGTTTTACAAGGCATGGTAGTTTTTCTCTCGCAGGGTTTACAGGTCATTTAATGAGACCACCTACGAAAGGAAATACAATGATGTCAGCCCCCGAGTACAATCACGACTCTGGCGACTACAAAGTTCAGTCAACCCTCGAGAGCATCCAAATGTATCTCGACAACTCCAAGGGAACGCCCGACATGTCTACCGAAGACATCAAGGCCTCTCTGGTGTTGATCAAGATCGCACTAGCAGCTCAAAGGGACCAGTTGAACAACCTCGCCAACTTCGTGTTCGCACCGAAAAAGACCTTCATTCAGAAGCTCCTCAACAAGTAGTCCAGCCCAAGCCCCAAACACGGGGTTTGGGTTTTCAAAATTTCCCGCGGAGGGAATTTCGGACAATGGTTTCGCAGGAATTACACCCCCTTTAATGAGACCATTCAACCGAAAGGAAAACCATGTTCAAGCGCCAGCCCAAGCACGTGTTCACCTGCCCCGACGTCATCTACCTCCAGCAGAAGGCCAAGAGAAACAAGAAGATCATCCTCATGACCAACTTCGTTCTCTTCGCCGGACTCTGGGCGGTCGGTGTCGCCCTGGAGCAGCTTGACCGCGAAGCCGAGGCAGAGCTCGAGACCATCGAGACTCCCTCCGAGAACTGATCCACTCTGAGACCCCCACAAGGGGTTTCAGTTTTGCTAAGGAGAGCCATGCCGTACTTTCAACACGAATCGGCAACGGTTCGACTTCGCTATACCGCAGACGCCCGAGCTTTGGTTATCGGTCTATATTCCAAGGATCGAAACAAGGGGCACGCCACAGAACTCATGAACAAGGTCGTTCAATATGCCGATGATCGTAGCGTAACTCTAGCTCTCATCGCGCAACAGTTTGGTCAGCCAATTGGGCCCGACAACGCATATTTGGAAAAGTTCTACGCTCGATTTGGATTCGTCCGAGAGTTTCCGTTCAGCTGTATATACATGGTTCGTAAGCCCTCGCGCGAAATACAGGTCTCATAATGAGACCACTCAATCGAGAAAGGAAGAACCATGCGTCAGAAGTACTACAAATTCAAGAACTTCGTCCAGCGCCACAAGGTCGCCATCGCCATCACAGGTACAGCAGCAAGCTGCCTCTACCTGAACGGTGTGGCCCTACGGCAGCACGACGAGTTCCTGAAGGAGAAGGGCCTCTACAACGAGTTCTACGAGATCGAGGACTGACCTCGAGCTGAAATCCCAACACAAGGGATTTCAGTTTTCGCAGCTTTTGCATGGTTATTAATGAGACCCTATGAAAGGAAAACCATGCGCAAGCACGTCCTGATTCTGCTCGTTGTCATCTTCGCCATCAGCCTCACCGCCTCCTTTGTCAAAGGACAAGCGGCGAATGCCGAGCGAGCGAAGATCCAGCAAGAGTGCGAATTTGACCTGTCCTGCCCATTCACGAACTTCCAGAAGTAACACTCAGCCAACCCCTTTATACAAGGGGTTTGGTTTTTCGCAGGGTTTACAGGTCGTGTAATGAGACCCCCCTACGAAAGGAAATCCCCATGAACAAGCACCAGCGCGCCCGCATTGAGCACCTGATCGAGAACTTCGAGTACACCATCAAGTACCTGGAGAAGGAGCCCGTAGCCACCGGACACGTCAACTATGACCTAATCAATCATAGAGAGCGTGGCCGAGTCGCAACGAACCTTCTCAAGAACGATGTGTTCCTCATGAAGAAGCTCGTCAAGCCGAAGCGCCGTTGGTTCCGTTCCAGGAACCCGAAGTAACACCCTCAAGCTGAAATCCCACACGGGGTTTCAGTTTTGTCCTTTCGCAAAGAATACAGTGCTCATAATGAGACCATCTACGAAAGGAAAACCCATGAAACTCCCATCTATTTCGTTCAGCTACATCGCCGATACTACCGAAGACTTTGCCAAGTCGCTTAGACGAGTCATCACGCCATACGACTGCATCAACCCCAAAAAGGTCATGATGCTCGGCTTCGTGATCGACCTAGAAAAGCGAGGCGCATTTCCCGAATCGGGTAAGTATCACGTCACCGCAGACCTGAACTGGAAGGGCCAAATCAACGGCACCATCGAGAAGCTCTAATCCGCAAGCCCCACACGGGGCTTCGGTTTAGCCTTTCGCGAGCTTTACACGCCTCATAATGAGACCAACCCCTACGAAAGGACACAGTAATGCACTTCATTGTCAAGTTGTTCCGAATGATCCTCCTGTTCTGGATGGGCGCTATCGCCCTCCTGATCATGACGATGTTCGCGGCCAATCTAGCACTGTCGCACGCCTGATCCAGCAGTACACAGTCCAAGCCGAGACTCCCACAAGGGGTTTCGGTTTTCGCAGGGTTTACAAGGCGTTTAATGAGACCACCTACGAAAGGAACGCCATGTTTCGCCTGAAGAATCGAGCACTCCAAGTCACGCTGGTCAAGACCGATAACCCGGCCGACAACGACGTCCACAACGTCGAGATTCCCACTCTGGACCCCCAGGAGATCAACCAGATCCTGAAGGAGCAGATTGAGAACCTCGGCAAGACCGTCCTCGTTGTCGCCGCCGGCATTACCGCCTTGGCTACCGCGCGCGAAGTGATCGTGAACAACACGAATCCCGCCAACCGCTAGACCTCACGCTGAGACCCCCACAAGGGGTTTCAGTTTCTCGCAAGGTTTGCAATGCTTATGATGAGAGGAAGAGGCAAACCGCCAGATAGCTGCAATGCTATCGCCCGCAAGGGTAAAGGGATGGCTAAGCTCGAAAGAGCCGACTACGCTCCTCTCACCTTCAAATTTTTGAGATGAAGCGCAAAGTACTGGACAGCTAGTGCGTGGATCAATAAAAGCCACGAGCCTCTCATCTCATTTTTCCGCCCTCGCAGAAAAAACACGTACTATAATGAGAGATAGAATGCCTTCACATTCCAGCCATTAAACCGGCACCTCTCATCTTTTTCTGCACAACCTTCGCACACCCACCCAAAGTCAAACGAAAGGTACATCATGCTTAAGAAGATCGCGATCAGCTTCATGCTGGTCGTTTCATTTTTCGCCGTCTCAGCCTGCTCGGCGAGTCCTGAGACCGAGGCTCAGCGCATCAACCTCAACGGGACATGGAGTTCCTCCGAGGACGGCATCAAGTTCGTGGCGGAGATCAACGCCGACCGAATCAAGGTCACCATGAATCTCCGCGACACTTCCGGTCTCTACTGGGCCGGCACATTCAGTTCGCTCGTCGACGGGAAGACTGACATCTACTCTCAGGCAGATGTCGAGATCCTCAAGAGCTCGTTGCTTGGTTCCATGGACAAGCAGAAGGAGTTTACCTACGAGAACGACGGCATCACGTTCAAGTTCGGCATGGCCAACACGGAGCGGTTCGTCCGTTTGACGAAGGAGAAGGGCTGATGTCGCGCCGAGCTCGCAGGCACTACGAGGTCCGTAAGTACGGCTTCTGGAACTTCGTCCTCGACGTTCTCCTCGTCTGCATCACGAGCGGTCTATGGCTCATCTGGATCTTCGTTCGCGAGATGCGTCGTCGTGGATAACTGGTTCGCCAGTCGTCGGTACTACAGAACAACTCGACGTGAGATGCGGGCACGTCGAAAGCGCTTGAAGAAGCAGTTCAAGCAAGATCCCGCATATTTCGATATGTACAACAAGGAGACCCCAAGATGAACATCGGCCAGATCGCTAAGATCACCGAAAAGTTCGTGCTCGACAACTCACCAACCATCTTGACCGGAGTCGGTGTTGCCGGCGTCGTTGCAACAGCAGTTCTTACGGGGAAGGCCTCGATCAAGGCGAACGAGATCCTGCAGGAACACGACAACCGCCCACAGGGGTACATCAAGAACCCGTCTCCTCGT